GAATCATCTCACACAGCTGAGCTATGGTGACCTCCTGTGGGTTGATCTCATGAGCTATGATTGACGCCTCACGCTCCTCATCAAACACGATGATCAAGACGCTTGGCTTTCTGAAGCCCCAGTCTATCGCCACGCGCGCGGTCATCTCCTCACGATAGGTGAAGTCATCTATGACATGTCGAGCACTATCGAACTCCTGATAGACCAAGCCTGAGGGGGGCTTTGGCTTATTCATTACCATGGCCTCACGCTCATCCTCAGGTAAGAGCTTGGTAGCTTCGAACCACTCAGCGCTGAGGTTGTTTTGATTCACATAGGAGGTGAAGAGGAGAGGGTGGATACCCGCCGTCTCAGCCATCTGACACCACCAAGCGTCAGCCACAGGCAAGCCCACCAAGATGAGGGTGGGTGTTGGCCCTGACCTCAAGCGCCCTAAGGCTTTATGAGCTACCTCAGCGCCAAGGGTCTGACACTCATCTATGAGCGCCACACCTGAGGTCACATTGATTCCCTCAAGTGGGTTGTGTGAGGCGTCCCTTGTCCCTGGTCGATAGTAGGAGCGACAGAGGACCGCTGAGCCTGTGTGGTTGTCAGTCCATTTGTGGAGGGTGTGGTTATACGTCCACCCTCTTGGAGCCAGCCACTTCTCAATCTCAGGCATGAGTACAGAGTTATAGCGCGGCGTGGTGTCTGTGATGAGGAGGGAGGTGGTGCCTGGTCGTATCTTGGCAACAAACCACAGCGCGAAGATTAAGGAGCTCGTCTTGCCTGAGCCCCATCCACAGCGCGCCGCGATAACCTTATCTTTGCGCCTGATCCCCCTGATGATCTCACGTTGAAGATCGTTGAGGATAAAGTCCTTGGATGCTTCCTCACTCATGGGAGCTCCTAGCTATTTTCAATTAACTTAATCAGCTCGGCTTGGTTGATCCTGAGCTTTAGCTTATGCGCTCGCTTGGTGTAGCCCCTTATCACCCCAAGCTCTGCCAGCTCCCTCAGAGCACACCTGACTGTGGTCTTACCCACACCATCCTCAAGCCAAGGCTCAATCTGACTGATAAAGGTGGTTGGCTCATAGGGCCACTCAAGCACACAGTTGAGCACAGCCTTCTGAGCTTTGGTGAGCCCTGATGTCCTGATGAGCTCGATAAGTTGACCGCTCGTCATGTCCACCTGAGGAGGTGGAGCGGGCTGAGGAGGGGTGACAAGCTGAGGCTGGCTGACCTTCTTAGGTAAGCTCACCACGCTGAAGAAGTCATAGGGGTTGACCATGCCTGACATAGCGCGGTCGAGCTCAGCCAAGGAGCTCCAAAACCCGCGCCCCATAGGAGTGTGCATCCCTCCCACGTTGCGACCCCACACCATAAAGACGCTAAAGGGCTGAGCGTGGTGGAGAGTAGTGCTTTGTGGTGGTGCTCGATAGATGCCGAGGGCCACAATCCACAAAGCGTCAGCGCTTTGAGCTGCTTGTTGGAGCTCGAGGAGGCGTGAGCCCATCCCCTCTAAGACCTGACCCATGACGTCATAGGGCTTTGAGACGTCCTCAAGCTTGACGTAGCGGGTCTTGACCTCGAGCGCCGCCACCACCTCAGCGTCACGCTTGGCTAGGATGAGGTCGCAATACTTACCAGGGTCAGGCCATTGAGGGTGATGAGCCTCAAGCGGGTGAGGTGTCTCATGAAAGTTTCCCCACCTCGCGCTCTCTATCACGCTGATCAATAAGCCCTGAAACCTGTTATGAATTCGCGTGGTGGCTGTTTTCATATCCTGCTCAGTCCAAGCGGGTGCCAACACAGGGCGGTTGATTTTGAGTGGGTGATGTGTCATTTCATTCCTTGGCTGCTTGACGCCTCCCCCATGTGGAGCTCCTCTGGTGTACATGTGAAGCGTGGGGGAGGAGTTGGGTTTTATGATGCCAGCTGTTTAGCATGGCGCTTAATGTAGTCCATAACGAATGGAATACAGGATTGATGGAACCATTCACCATGAGAGTGAAGGCCACGCGTGGTGAGGTCTAGGTGAATATCTTTTTCAAAGATTGCAGCGCCTGCTATGTAGCGATCAATGGTGAGTACTAGTGGCGAGCCCACTTGCAAGTCTCTCAGTCTGCGAGAAGGAGCCTTGGAGATTCCAACCTTAACCAAGTCACAGCCCTCAGCCTTGATTATATAAAGGTGATAAGGGCCTTTAAGTCCAACATCAATCCTGTTCGGAGCTATGGCTTCATCAGCCTCTACCTTGCGAACGCCTGAGCTATCATACTGATGAACAGCATTTATTTGGTCTGCAAAGTCTTTGTTTTCACGCTTCCATTTATACACAACGGTGTCAGATAGACGTGCATCCTTACAGGCTTTTCTAAAGGTGTGACCTTGGCTCAACCGCTTCAAGAGTAGGCTAATCTGTTGCTGAAAGCTTGGATCGCATGGCCCTGTTAGCTGTGGATGTGCCTTTAACCTGCCAGGTTGATTCTTGGGCGCTAGATCGTTGACTAAAGCTCTAAGCTCATCATCTTTGGCCATGCAATCATAAAAGGTCTGACGTGGTATAAGCAGACGTCGGAGAGCCTGTCTAATGGAGTAACCAGATTGCAATAGCTTCAACACATCTGAATACTGATGATGATTGAATGACTCACCTTGATCCTTAGGTCTTATCATTATGCTTTGGCATCGGTTGATTTGCCTACTGAATGTGGGGTTGTCCCTGATCCAATTATAAACGGTTCTGCGACTTATATTGGCAATAAGGCAAGCATGATCAAGAGTGTGAGCACACTCCAATGCTTCAAACAGCACCTTTAAGCGCTCTGAGTTCTTGGTGGAGTATGGGCCTGAGTTTGGTGACTCCTGAATCTTTCGTTGCTCTCTTGCAAAGCTAAAGAGTGGTAGCTCAGCTGTTGTCTCCATTGTCATTGTGATCCTCCATTATTACGTTCGTCTGTTCAATCATGGCGATGACCTCAGGGATGCCATCAGCTTTTTTAGCTGTGATCTCCACCTCCTTCTTATCACCATACTCCTGAGGGAATCGGCGGGCCATCATCCATGACAGCGCTCGCCAATCTTTGTCATCACTCTGGGAGGTGGCTTGCATCATGGCTAGTTCAATAGTGCCAAGCCCTTCATCCTGAGCGAGGTCAACCAAGCTCCTGAGCTCAGGGTCATCATCCATCCACTCATAAAGCGTGGCGCGTGGGAAGCGTGAGGAGCCACAAGCGCCACGGATTGATTGACCATCTCTGAGGCGCTCAAGCATATCTAGGAAGCGTGGCCACCTGGCATCCCGCGCGCGCGCGTTGGCGGTCTGAGATTCTTTATTAAGAGCCTCAACGTCACCCGCCTCACGCGCCGCTAAACCCTTCAGATCATCTGCTGTTTTAGTCATCTAGATAGTCCCTGAGCTTTGCTCTCATTCGCCTCATCCCAGCGTGGATGGTGTTGTAATTTATACCATGCTCTCTGGCTGTGTCCCTTATCCTGAGATTAGAGTGATTCAACAGGTGATTCATGGCCACAGTCTCAAGTGGGCTCTTGGCTAGGCCCATGAGGTGAGCTTTATCCATCTCATGAATCCACTCAGCCTCTTGGTTGCGCCTGTCGCTCCATAGCGTTGAGCGCTCATTGATGTGAGCCAAGGCGGTGGTCTGTAGGTTGCCTCTGTGCTTTGAGCCTCTGAGGTGATTTAGAGCGCGCCGCTTCATTGTGCTCATGATGGCGGCGTCGAAGTCCTTATCTAGCCTGATGAGCTGATAACCTCTGTCTAGCATGTAAATACAAGTCTCAGAGTAGACCTCTTCAGCGTCCCATACCTCAAGGCTGTAATTGCGCTCTACAAAACTGACCAAATAGTCACGCATGGCCACTAGGCGATCACCCATCAATCTCTGTCTTTCAGTCTCATCCATCAAGTTAGTCCTCTCCACTAGGGAGCTCCATCAATTCAGGGCCATGAGCTCCCATCAGGTGACCAAGTGGCTGGTCCTTGGTTGCTTATGGCGTTGCGCTCGCTTGATTGCTTAGAGCTAACAAACTGCCAAGTGTCGACCACCACGTCAACGTCTAGCTGTTTAACGCCATTCTTTTCCCATGTGTTGGTTTTGAGCTTGCCTGTAATGGCGAGCGTGTCACCCTTCTTCACATGGTTGAGGATAGCCTCAGCGGTGCGCCTGAAGGCCACACAATTAAACCATTGGGTGTCCTTTTCCCCGCCCTTCTTCCGTGAGTCCACAGCCAAGCTAAACTTAGCAATCCCACCATCAGCGCCCCGCGCCTCTGGGTCCCTGCCAACGTTGCCAATTAGAATAATATGATTCATAGTCTCTCCATCAATGGGGTTAGTGAGGAGCAGAGAGGAGGCAATGTGGCCACCCTCAAGCCCTCGGTCCCTTAACACTTGAGAGGCATACATGATGGAGAATCATAAATCAATAGGTGGAGGTGGTGTGACATTGGTTGACGTGATGGGCGACCCCCTGAGCGTGGTCAATGCGGCGCGCGTGAGCCTTGGCAAGCGCTCAGAGGAGATGGATGAAAAGGATTGGAAGCTGATTCACTATCTGTGGATTCATGAGCACACGTCTCCTTTTAGGCATGTTCAATTTCAATTCCACATCAGAGCTCCCATCTTCGTCTTAAGGCAGTGGATGAAGCACCAAGTGGGCTGTGCTTGGAATGAGATCAGCGGGCGCTATGTGCGGTTTGATCATGAGGCATGGGAGCCCCAAGAGTGGAGAGAGGGCGCTGAGCACATCAAGCAAGGGAGCGCGGGGCCAATGGCTGAGGATGACGCCCTTAGAGCTGGTATGATTTATAACAGGGCGATTGAGGCAAGCTTCCAAGCTTATGAGGAGCTCCTCAAGGCGGGCGTGGCTAAGGAGCAAGCGCGGGCTGTGCTTCCCCTCAGCCTCATGTCAGAGTGTTATTGGACCTGCTCCCTTCATGCCCTCATCCACTTCCTCAAGCTCAGGCTTGCCCCTCACTCGCAGGTAGAGATTCGAGATTATGCCTATGCAGTCCGTGAGCTAGTCATGGGTGTGGATGGGATGAGCCGCCTCTTGGCTTACTGCGTTTGAGCGCTGAGGTTTAGGATAAGAGAGGGTCTGGAGCCTTAGCTTTAGCTTAAGGCGCTTGACCTTACGCCCTGAGCCTAAAAGCTTAAGGTATCTGTGTTTAGTGCTCTTGATGCGCTCATGTGACCAACCAAGCTCCTGAGCCTTAGCCCTAGAGATGTTTTGACCATCTTGACGCCTATGACGCGCCCGCCCTGACTCATCCTTGAAGATGTCAATAGTGGCGGTAACTGAGCCACAGTAGAGCCAGGACATGGCCTGATAAATTCCCCCATGATGTCCTTGGTTATTGTCAGCAAAGCTGACCAAGGCCCAAAGCTCAGGCTGTGACTTCTCAGCGCGCTCTTGTATGTAGTGATGGATGGCGCGAGCCACAAAGGCTGACATGGGATGAGAGCATGTTGAAGACCTAGCTAAGCGCTGCAGTTCCTTGACCCTGTCCTTGTGTTCATCCCCAAAGATTGAGGCTCTTAGGTTCTCGCTGACAGGAGCCCCAAAGGAGCAGCAAGCGGTCAGGTTATATGAGCCACCCTCAAGCTCATACAGACCCCATGAGGATGAGCTTAGAGATACACCACCAAGGTAATGATGGGCAGAATAGAAGCTCACTGCGTCTCTGTATGCCACCTTAGCTACAAACATCAACCCCACCCATCATCCACGCCAGCGCGCCTATCATGGCCCACCATCTTCACAGGCTTGCCAAAGATGGCGCCAAGCCTAGACCTCACGGCGCTGTTATTGTCACATAGGTCTTTAGTGATGACTCTGGGAGTGAGGTTGGAGGTGCATACCACAGCGAGGCTCTTAGCTGCCCACCTGTCATAGATAGCGCCAATCATCTCTCTAGTCTGTGACTTATACCAATCTGACCAACGTCCACCACCTCCAAGCCCTCCAAGCTCATCAAGACAGAGGAGGTCAACACGCTCAAGTATCTGATGGAGGTTGAGCCCCTCAGCCTTCCATGATGCTCTTAGGTCAGTAAACCAACCCTCATGAGTCATGAACAGCGCGCGCTGCCCTTGAAACACAGCGTGTTTGGCTAGGATATGGAGGATGGTGCTTTTGCCATTCCCAGGAGCTCCCCACAGCATGACCGCTGGCTTGTCAATGGGGTCTGTGTTGCCATGTATCCAATCGAGCACAGCGCCCACCCGCTCCTTTTGCTCAGGGCTGTCCCACTCATAGCCTGTGATGGTGTGCTGATGAGCCACATAGGGAAGCTTGGCCTCCTCGAGGCGCTCAAGGCGCTTCCTGAGCGGGTGACAGATTGGGCAACGCTTAGCGGTGGGCGCTGTCTCCCCATCTCGCTCAGTATAGACCCACCCATCGTGAGCTGTGCATTGATCACAGTAGGGGAGGGGATTTGTTGAGAGGTAGCCTGAGGAGCTCACCCACTCTGAGGGTGGGAAGTTCTCAGCGTTGAGGCCGTTGTAATTCACCATGCGTTACTGTCTCCATTCGTCGCGCCGCTCATCCATGCTTGGTCAGCTTCTAGTATCTTCCTCTGTTGATCAACAGTCACCTTAAAGCTGGTAGGTGGTTTTGGTTTTGAGGGTGTGTCACCTGTGGCCTCACCTCCATAGTAGACCGTCACCCAATCAATGACTGAGCGTGGAGCTACCTTGGCTTCCATCATCTCCTTGAATAGCTTGTCACCATCTTGGCGGTTCCATAAGCAGAGGCGCACGTCATGACGTCCATAATCATTGAGGGTGTCTAAGACCTC